GAACTGTTGGCTACTGCTTGCATTGCTGTTGAACTGTTGACTATTGCCTGCATTGCTGTTGAACTGTTCAAGACTGCTTGCATTGCTGTTGAACTGTTGGCCATTTTACTGTTAAATTCTAAACTTCTTAATGCTGCCCCTAAAGCGTATGGATTGCCTACCATTTCTTTCATTGCTGTCGCTGAACTTACAAGGTCTTCTGCGTTATTTATGTCGTTGCTGAAATTAGTTTTGAAAGAACTGTTTAGCTTTTCATATAATTGGTTGGAGGTAAATAAATAATCGGCATAAGCTATATTGTAGGCTATTTTTTCAATTACTGATTTCGTCAAATCGCCCACTCCAAGACTATCTATGTCTTCTTTTGTGATGATTCCTGTCTTCCCGTTGATTGTAGTTGTCGTGTCAGTGAACTTTGCATTTTCCGGTATAGACTCTACCGTTTCTTTGGCTTCGTTACTGTAGTCGTTAGTCGATAACCCTTTACCTTCTTCCGCTGGCACCTTTTTCCCCAACTTGCTATCTATTTCTTCTACAAGTGCATCTATTCCTGTAAGGTTGATTATTTTACTTTTATCGTTGTCCTTTAGGTTGCTTGTAACTCTATCTATTTTTACATAGCTTTTTGCCACTTCCTCGATGACAACTTGGTTAGCTATATCCTTTTTTTGGTCATTATTTAGGTCTTCAAATCTTAAAGGAGCACCTCTATCTCCCTTGAAACCTTGAGGTCCTATATCTCCTCTATCTCCCTTTTCTCCCTTGACTCCCCTTGGTCCTATTGGTCCTTGAGGTCCTGTTTCTCCTTGAGGTCCTTTGATTCTACCCACGTTGGTATAGGCTCCGCCTTTTGCTACGTACAAATCCCCAGCAACCATATAGGCTTCTCCGTCTTTAGGGTTCTTGGGTAGTTTATCTGTGCTTGGTACTGTTCCGTTTAGGCTCAGTGCTGCACCTGTATCTCCCTTTTCTCCTTTATCTCCTTTAGCCCCTTGAAGTCCTCGGTTTAAATAAGGTAAATCGGAGTATAGGCTTTGCCCATCTCCGATTTTCATTAGTTGTGTGTCTTGCTCTATGGCAATTTCTCCGTCTAAAAGAATTAAATTTTTTTCTTCTAGCTCCGCCTTCGTTCCGTTGTTGAAGATGTATCTTCCAAGTCTTAAAATTTTCATTTTTAAGCTCCTTGTAATTCTTTTACTACTTCTTCAACTGCTTCTTTGATTCCAAAGATTGCTGGTACTTGTTCTAGGGTATAGACTCCTGTCATTACCATAGTCACCCATGCTTTAACAACTATTGAGTTTTTGTCAAACTTTAGCATTATTTATCCCCCCTTTCTTCTTTATTTTCTGTTTGGTCTTCGATGATAAAACCTCTATCTTTTAAAACTTTTTTTACTATTTCTCTTAGGTTCCAAAGTCTAGGAACTTCTTCCAGGGTCTTTTCCCCGTTTAAAATCAAGGTTACCCAGGCATTTACAATTATGCTTTCTTCTTCAAACTTAAACATTCATTGCCCCCATTCCCGCTATCATGCTAGATAATTCTGCGATAGCCTTTGCTTGGCTCATTGCCATTTCTTGTACCATCATTGTCATTTCTACTGCCAACTCCCCGTTATCTGCAGACTTACTTTCTACGACTTTTGACAAAAATGCCATTTGTTCCTTTAGGTTTCCTTCCTGCTCCAGCTTTCTCATAGCTTGGATTTCAGAAACTGGTTTTTGAATAAACTCTATCATTCTACTGAACCTCCTATTGTCGTTATATAACTGTAAGCGGTTGACTTTCCTTTTTCGATTGTTAGTCTTATATTTACTCCCCACTTGTAGCTTGTCTTTGAAGTGTTTTGGAAGTGGAAAGCTCTTCCGTCGTTTGTCACAACTGTCGCATCTTCCCATGTAGGGTTGTCATCGTATGCGTTGTTACAAACCTCTACTTTTGCTTTGGCTCCTGGTGCAACATACCAACCAGGGATGACTAACACTTTCTTTGCTGCGACATCTGTGTTTCTTGGTTCTTTCAGTTGCATTACTAATCTTTTGGCTACTCTGTTAAAAGATACAACTCTTTGAGATGATAGACCGTTGCTGTCCGTTGCAACTATTTTTATTGTATGTTTGCCAAAAGGAATTTTTAAAAACTCGAAGCCCTCTATCTTAAAATTGTAGGTCTTATTATCTGTGGCTTTAAAATCTTGAACCACTATTTTGTTATCTAAGAAGACTTTTAAAGTTATAGGATCTTTCTCCTGGTCAGTAGCTGAATAATCATAGGATATGGATTTATCCATTTCTCCTAGGTCTCTATCTGTATCTGAGATTACCGGTGCAAAGTTACTCCTTCTAAAAGTGAACCTTCTATAAGATACTGCGTTATTGTTGTCTCTCGCTTCGATTTCGATGGTGTTTACTGTGTTTATCTCGTATTGGGTTAGCATTTCAGAAGTGACAGTTATTTGCTGCTCCCCTGTACCAATGTTAGTAATGTTCTTTATAGTCTTACCGTTGATTTTTTCAACTACGTTGACCTTATCCCCGTTTGGGTCCTTAACTGTATAGACGATAGTGAAGGCTGAGTTCTTGTTTCCTAGGTCTTGGTCGTTTCCGCTTATGACTGGTGCGGAGTTTACCTTGTTAAAGGTATAGGTTCTTGTTGCTGTTAGTCCGGCCTTATCCTTTGCGATTATTCTTATCCTGTGTACTCCCAGGTTATAGTCGTTTATGGAAATCTTTATTGTTCTTGCTACTCCAAGTGTTATAGGAGTATCTCGTCTAAGTATTGTATCGTTTATCTGTTCTGTTACTGTTACGCTATCTCCTGCATCTGCTTCCGTAACAATATATGATACTTCGAAGTCCTCCTGCTTGCTTCCCAAGTTTAAATCTGACCCATTAATAATTGGCGGTCTGTTTTCTGGCAAAACTTTTATTATATTTGAATAAACATAATTTCTTGATGTAGTGTATCCGTCACTAACATCTAGCCTATACCTTACTGTCTTTATTCCTTTCGGGCATGTTTCGTTGTATTTCAGATCCCTGCCTGTGTAAACTTGGTTGTATCCTCCGTTGTCAACACTCCTATATAGTCTATATGTCAAAGTATCATCATCGGCATCGTATGCCTTACTCCAACTAACAGCTATTTGTCTTCCCTCTATAACTTCTCCAGGTACATTTATAGAGTTTGGGTTGCTAGGTATTCTATTTGTTTCGGATTTATATTGGCAACTAGTTTGGCAATAGCCCTGGCAACCTGTTTCACAGCTTGTATGACAACCACTATTCTCGCTTGACGTACATGAGTCTTGGCATCCCACACATGTGCTACTACTTTCACAAGAGTCACAAACTGGTATACTATAATCTCCCATTAATCACACACCTCCAAATTTTCGTATTCTTGAATTAAAATTTCTTTATATCTGCACCAGGGTTCACTCGCTATGTCTAATTTTTTATTCTTAAAATAATTATTTATGCTGCAACCCCCGTCACAAATCTTGTCTAGAAGACAATCTTTGCACCTATCTTTTTTCTCGCTTTTTACATTTTTTGTATTGAAGCTATTGGCCAACTCCAATCTTTTATCATCTGAAAAATCTTCATAAATATTACCAATTATAAAATCGCTACACTCATCGTTTTCAGTCATTTCTTGACAAGAATAGATGTTGCCTGTACTCCCTATGCTGCCATATCTACTTGCACCTAAACCGCATCTACCACAGGCTGGCATGTCTTGGTTATTGTCTCTATAGTAGCTTCCTTCTATTTTTTGTAAAAGTTCATATTCTTTTTTCATCTTATGAAGCTCTTCAAACCTCATATAAGGTTTACCTTCTTTTCTGGCTTTTTTTATGTGTTCAGTAATTTTTCTTACTTCATTTTCTAAAGTTTCATAGTGTTCTTCTTGCCATGCTGCAAAAGGATTTATTATTAAGGCTTCATTTTTAAACCCCTTTTCTTCTCCCCACAAGTAATTTTCATATAATTTATCTACTGTGTCCGGGTCCAGGGTTGCCCTCATAGTGACTTCAGGATAATACTTTAAAATCAAATCAACATCGATTTCGTCAAAGCTCCCCTTGCCACTGTGAAAGGGTCTATTATGATTTTGAGTTTCTTTATCCCCGTCTATGGATAATAAAAGACCCACGTTGTTATCTCTCAAAAACTTTAGCTTTTCTTCATCTAGCAGGGTTCCGTTAGTAGTTACCGAGATTTCAAAATCTCCATATCGCTTTCTGATATATTCTACAAGTGGCTTTATAATGTACTCAAACTTTAGGAGTGGTTCTCCTCCAAAGAAGGTTATATCTGGAATGTCGAGGTTATCCAAAGCGTTCTTTGCGTAAAAGTCCACTGCATCTTTCGCAGTCTTGTAGTCCATTTCTTTTGGCTGCTGCGTAACAAAACAATATTTGCACTTTAAATTACATTTCTGGGTTAAGTTTAAAAAACCCCCACTTATTTTTGGCAACATTAAATTACACCCCTACCGTTGACCTCGTCATACCAACCCTCAATAATAATAAGATCCACATTTATATTTATTGCTGAAGCTACAAAACCGTTATAAGACATGTTGTTTGAAGTTTGTCCTAGTAGGGTTGCTACTTGAATATCTAACCTTGAAACAATTTCCTTTAAAAACTTGATATTGGCAAAGTTTATTAGGTCATTCCATTCCATCTGTCCTAGGTTTTCTGCATTTACATATGTTCCTTCTTGGAAGATATTTCCGTCAAACCTTTCATGTCTTACTAACTGTGTGCCATCTGGATTGTTTCTTACTATGCTCTCTTTCTTTACATCTCCAAACTCAGCGATGTTGTCATACCAAAAGACAAGGTCGATTTCGTCGTTTATAAGCAGGTCCTTGTATTTTTCAAGAAACGCATTATTCTCCTCGTCTTTGTGCATGTTGTAATATTCTCTAAGATTGAACTGGCTCATGCTTTTGCTCCTTTCCTAGGTCAAAAATATTTATAGGGTCGGTTACCTCAACTTCTCGCACTCTAATATAAAAGGCTGCAACTAAACTATAGCCTGTTGTTTTTAGTACGCTATCGGGTTTTCTTATAATGATGTTGTTTTCTGCATCTCTTATAATGATGTCAGTAATTTCCCCCTTGCCCTTGCTGGCATTGGTAAATATTTTTAGCATATCTCCTGTGGTTTCTGTTCTTAAAATTTCCATCTCTCTTGTTTCTTCCGCTATTACTAGCTCGGCTTTCGCCACCTTGCTTTCGATGAATTTCACAACATCAGAAATCAATTTTTCACTTAGCATCTATTCATCTCCTCTAAGAGCTTCGAAGCTATAAGTATCTTCGGAGTTAAAATCAGAAGCGTATATTATTTCTGTTACTTCTCCAGAGTCTATTTCTCCACTCTTTATCTTTGCTACTGTTGGGTAGTAGTTCTTTGCGTTGTTTGCTCCAACTTGGATTGCAGCTTCTGCAGTCATTCTTTGTGCTTCTGCGTATACATCTGGTATATCCCCGCATGGGTGTTCCCCGCATAAAAAGGCGGTGTAGTTATAAGTACCGTAGTGGGAGAACAGATCCAAACTTGCTGCAAAACCATAGCTTATTTTTATACCTAGGTTTGCTGGGATTATGTCTCTAAGTCTTTTTAAAATATCCCCCTGGTAGTTTGTTCCTTTTTTAATAAAAAGTTCAAAATAAATTTCATACTCGTTATAATTTAGCCTTAGCCTGTAGTTGGTTTTTCCTACATAATTATTGAGCCACTCTTCTAGGGTTCGGTGGGTCCACTTCCTTAGCATGTTCCAAAGAGAATAGATGGACCTTCTTTGTTCTTCCAAATCTCCCTTTATACTCTCGTCATTTATAAGTCTGCGGTAAGCACTTAAACCTTCTTTGCCTGCGGACTGAATATAAAGATTTTCCATTATCTTGTTGAGCCTTGCCCACAAGTTAGAAAGTTCAATATTTTCATTAATCCTTATCTGAGTGAACTCGTAGCCTTTTCCTATAATGTCTTGAGGTATATGGACCCCTACATCGACTTCCCTGTTGATGTTTATTAGATCTTCCGACTGGTGTAAATTGATTTTGCTTAGGTCTACTTGTAATTCTCTTTTCTCAATCAAATTACCACCTCAGTTATTTTTAGTTCTCCAAGAACTGGTATTTCTTCTTCTTGCAAAACCATTATTTTTTCATTGCTATCAAACTTTATATTCCTATAGTCCACCACGTTTTTGGTGTTTAAAATAATACTCATAACCTTAGCTAGTCTTATGTCGTTTTCGATGTATATCTCATCTTTTTCTTTGCTCTTCCTGGACCATCTTTCACGCTCCAACTTGAAGTAGTCTTCGATATCTCTTTTGATGTCCTTCTTTATTTCTTCGATATCGCTTCCTGTTTCCTTCATGATTTCTGCGTTGATGTTTATTACTTTTTCCTTGGCACTTACGACTGTGACTAGGTGTCCTATAGGAGCTATTCCAACTCCCTTTTGATTAAAAGGTACAGGGTCTAGTGCTTCTTGAACCCTTTCTATAAGTTCTTTGGTTGCACCCTTGTTTTCTGGGTCAGTAATAATTACCTTTACTGTTCCGCCACCGTTCCAAACCGGTATTATTTTTACCGAGCCTACTCCTTCGATGGCTTTTACTTTTATCCTGTAGTCATCAATGTTTCCGCCGTATGCGTTTGAGTTTATTGTTTCAAAGTATCGGTCTCTAAAAGTTTCAGTCTCTTCCTCATTTTCTCCAAGTACAGCTAGGCTGTCTATTTCGGCAACCTTTAAATCTCTTATAGCTCTTGCTGGTGTTAGCCTTCCTTTTCTGATGTTGCCGACTATTCCAGGAGTGCTGCATTGCATCTCATAATAAAAAAGGCCTTCCTTTTCTCCTGCAAATTTAATCACATCAAAATAAAGGTCTTCGTGTGAGAATTTTTCCCCTATGGGTAGCTCAACATTAAACTTTCCAATTACTATCGAAGGTGTCGCAGGGTGTGGTTCTATTCCTCTTTCTTTGGCTCTTTGGATTAGCCAGTATCTATTGGCTGTGTCTCCAAAAGCATTTTTAAAAAGAAAGTCCAAATAGGAGTAAAGAATTGATACTTCTAGGGCCATCGGTGCTATGGCATCAAAAATTACCGACCCTTCTCTTTTATCGAACTCGTTTGGTATCCTGTCCAGGTTTCTCTCGAGGATTTTTTCATAGGTTTGGTCCTCAAACATCGGCTCGTATATTCTTCTAGTATCCAACTAATAACACCTCCTCTATATCTACTGCTTTTTCTCTTCCAACTAGACTGACCTTAAAACTCATCCCTAGGTTTAAATCCTGGGACCAATCTTCGTGGTACTTGAACTCGTACACATCTTCTATCCTGTCATCTAGCATTAGTGCATCTGTTATTCTCCTAGTTAAAACTACAAATGCATAGTTTTTTGGTTTACCAAACAAATCTCTTTTCTTGACACCAAAGTTTGGGTATATTGGATAGATTCCTTTCTCGGTGTTGATGCACTTATAAATAAATTGTTTTACTGCTTCTTCTCCGTCCGTGTAGCCTTTTACTCTTTCTTCTTCAATTAGCATTTTGTGAGTAAAACTAGGCTGCAGAACAATTTCAATTTCTTGTTCCAGGTACTCATTGTCAAAATTTGGAGTCATTTCTTTTCAATCCCCTTTTCGTGAACCCCCTTTTCTATTTTTCCATGTGTAACAACTACACTACCATGAGGGCAAGTTCCAATAAGTTCACATTTTTCTATTCTTCCCTTCCACTTGTACTCTATTCCATTTTGTCCTTGAGGTTCGCTGGCTTCGTAAAGATAGAAATAAGTTTGTCCTCTAAAGTTTTTTTGTAGCACAAACTTATTGCCTATTTCTTCTTCCGTAAAAACCCTATACTTGGGAATAACCAGAAAGTCTTCTTTAATGATTATTTTCTTTAGACCTTCTTCCCCTTCTCTATCTTCTGGGATAAAAGTTACTGGGTTTATTGATGTCAACTTTGCGTAGATAATTTCTGAAAAAGAGATTTTCCCCTGCTGACTATCTGCAATATTTTTTAAAACTTTGTATAAATCTGCCATTATTTCACAATCCTATACCATGCATATTCTTTGTACTTGCCCATGTTGCTTACCTTTGCTTGCGGTTTTGTTTGGTGTATTATCTTGTCCTTGCCTAGAGCTATTAAAGTGTGACCTCCGCCCGACCTTGTTCTTTGCTTTATGGCCACATCTCCTGCCTTGACATCGTCGAATGGTATCCTTTGGAAACAGCCACTTTTTATCATTGAAGAAGTATCCCAGGCTCCCTTTGGTACATTGAAGCCTGCATCTCTCATTGCCTGCCAAACAAAATAAGAGCAGTCCGAGTATCCTTTCTGTCCTCTTTTTGGTTGGCTGTACTTTTCTCCAAGGTGGCTGAAGGCACTATCAAGCATTTTTTGTAGTTGGGCATTATCAGCTTGAACTGGTGACTTCCCTATGCCAAAACCGTCCATCATTTGTTTTTTGTTGTCTTGAATGATTCCGTCTCCGCTACCAATAGGCATGATGTCTTTGTTTTGAAGGTCTAGGTCCATGAAGTGGTTTCCATCGTGAAAAGTATGTTTTATACTGTCCACTATCATGTAGGAGTTTATGTCTATATCCCCTATTGCCATCATTCTGACCGGCACCAGGCTTCCTGCCCTTATCCTTTCATCTCCTATTGCTTGCTTGATTTTAAAGCTGCGGTACTTTCTATTAAAAAATTCTAGCAGTTGGCTTGCTTTATTTTCGATGTCTTCGTCATTATTAGTCTTGACCGTGTACTCTAAAAGTCCCCAACGTTTTATTGCCTCTTTGTCTTCCTTGATCACTTGCCTTAGTTGGTTCCCATTGTCGTCTGTTATATAAACCACGATTCGATTATAGGTTCCGTCGTCAATTGAAGTCACGTAGTCAAAATCAACAGAGTTGTCGTAAGTCAAAGGATAGTCGACTATCATGCTTGTTGGCTTCATGTAGCAGATTTTTCCCTTGTCGTCAAAAAGTGTGAATATTTCTCCTGTTTGCGATAGGTTGATATCATCTGCCGCCTTTATCATTTGCATGTACTCTTGATTTTCCTCAATCTTTTTAGGCACCTTGAAACTAGCACTTTCTATGGTCCCAACCGTTAGGCCCCTGTCCTCACAAATCTTTTTTATAAGCTCCGATACACTCATGGACTTGTACTGGTAGGTGTCCTTGTTCTTTAGATACCTTACCTGGTCATAACAAGTTACCTTTATGATTTGTCTTTTGTCTCTTGCTTTCTTGAAAACAAATCCTAAAAAAAATAATTTTCCATCAATAGAAAATGATGCCCTATCTCCCTCCTGGAAGTTTAAAGCATCATCTTTGACTGTGTTAAATTCCATTATTCCTGCCCTAAAATCTCTAGTCCATGTAATAACAACATCTCCTTCGATTACTGGTTCAGAAACACTTCCGCCACTTCCTCCTTCAATCCTAACTGTGAATACTTTGTTTGAATTTTTGATAATCATGTTTTATCTTTTCCTTACTGGTCTTCTTAACTAGAGGTGTCAATAACTTATTGACTATTTTTCCCCCTGCTCCTGGCATAGCCATGCACGTTGCTGTTATTGCTATTCCCATTCCTAGTGCAGCAGGGTTTTCTGTAATAGTTTTGTACATCTGCCTTTTGGCTTCTGGTTCATTATTGCTTTTATCAGCTAGTTTCACAGTTTTTATTGGGATATACTCTTTTAGAGTGACAGAAATCTTTATATTCGTTCCGTACTGGGAGTCTTCCAAAACTTTATAATCTTCCAGGGTAGTGTACCTACAGGTTGAGTTTTTTAGCTCGGGGTCGGACGATGTTCTAATAATTACAAATTCAAAAACTTCTTTGTTGTCTTTTAAGTCTTCCAAATTTTTTAAAACCTGGGCCTGAGATATAAAATTCCCTACGCTTGGGTGTGGGTGTGAAAATGAGAAAAAAGAGAAGCTAAATTCCTTTAGCTGCCTTTTGTGAAGAACTGTATAAGTTTCTCCGTTTATTAGATTCAAAAAATCATTTTTGCTGTCTACACTCATTTCCAATTCTGCAGGTGTGATTGGTACCTGCCAACCATTTATATATAGTTCATATGCTTCTGCCATCTAATTACCCCGCATTAAATTGCATTTCTAGTTGTCTTGCTATCTTGTTTGATACTTTTTGTGCCATAGCTTCTTCGTCTATGCTGCTGTCGACATTTCCTGTGAATGAGTTGTTGATTTCAACCTTGAAATCCTTACTTAGACTTGTAATAGCTCTTTGTTCCATTAGGTCTCTCAAACTTGTTAGGTCATTGTTTCTCCATGCAGTATTATCCTTTATTCCTTTGGTGTTGTCCGCTATCTTATCTAGCTTTGAACCTTTACTTCCTAGGCTCTTTTCGAGTTCTCCACCAGTTCCTCCTTGAAGGTTATTTAACATTTTTTCTATGTCGACTTCGCTATCTGATTTATCTTTAGCATTCTTTTTGTCTAGAGCCTTGCTCTTTGCTATTGCTATGTCAGCTTCTCTTCTCATCTTGTTTTGTGAGAATTGAGTTTGCATTTCTCTTATTTGTTTTTCGTTAGTTGCCTTTAGTTCTTCCAACTGTTTTTGAGCTGCTTTAGTAGATGCAGTATCTGCTGCGTTCTTTCTATCACGCTCCGCCTGGTTCTTGGCCATGATTTCCTCGTTCGTACTAACTTCTAGTGTTGGAAGTGCTTTTCCTACTAAACCTAAAAGACCATTTAGTCCGTTTATAAAATCGTTAATCATGATTTTGAAGTTGTTCATGAGGATTTGGATCCCGTTGCTGATGTGCATTTGGAGTCCGTTCCAGGCTACTTGGACTGCATCGAAGGCGGCCATGAAGGCTATTTTTATTGTTGCTCCTGCTATTTGAGCTTGGCTGCCCATTATTGCTAGTCCTACTTGGATCTTCTCCCAAAGGCTTATAAAAACATTTTGTACTATAAGCCAGGCTACTGCTAATCCTCCAACCCTTTCTATAAAGCTCTTAACTAGGGTAACAATAAAAATTATTACTGATGCTGCAAACATTAAGACCAAGCCTATTGGGTTTGAAGCTGTAACTCCATTTAAAACTATCATAGCTCCAGTCAAAACTGCCACTGTTGCACTTACTGCTAGTATCGCTTTGTTGAGTGCATCGGCTCCGTCCTTTGCCAAGCCTAAATATTCCAGAGCTTCCTTCAAGGCGACCGTGAAAGCTACTATTCCCACCACTGCCAGTGCGTATGGGTTTGTTGCCAAAGATTTCAACATCTTTATGTTTTCGGCTGTCAGAATTTTTGTTTGTAAAATCCAGATTCCGTAGGCTGTCGCTATACTTAAAATAATCGGTCTTATTAATGCCCCGTACTCAATAATAAAGTTAAACCCTGTTATTGCTGCGTTTACTGTTTGCCCTATTACTTCTCCTAGTATGCTTCCTACATTCTTTGCGTTAGCTATAAAAGTTTGAAACTGCTCGGCATTTAAAAACTGGCTGAAACTTTCGAAGGCTGGTCTTAAACCCATTAAAAATGAGTTGCCAATTTCCGTTGTTATCCTTCCAAAAGTTTTAGGCATATTGTTGTATGCCCCTTCTATCTTCTCCTTGTTTTCCAGTATGGCTCTTACTATAATGTCAGAAGTTACAAGTCCTTCTTCGGCTGCACTTCTTATGCTTCCTGTGGCTATTCCCATCTCCTCTTCTATCATTCTGGCTATTTGAGGAGTATTTTGTAAAATAGCGTTTAGGTCTTGGCCCCTTAAAACTCCACTTGCTAGTGCTTGGGTCAAGTTATACATTACAGATTCTGCTGCCATACCTTCTGTTCCTGCTATTGCAAACTGTTTATTTAGTAGCGTTGAGAACTCTAGGATTGTTTGGTTTGAATTGCCAAAAGCATTTCCTGCTTGCATCGCTAGTTTTGTAAAGTTATCAACCATTGCGGTGTAGCCTGCTCCAGATTCTTGGGCCTTTTGATAAATTGCATCTTGAAGCTGCAAAGTTTGAGCAGCTCCGCCACTAATCATATCTAGCCTTGCTTTTATATTCGAGAACTCGTCGGCTGCACCTACAAAGGCTTTTATTCCTCTTAGACCTGCATAGGTAGCTATAAAAGTTTTTAACATTCTTGTAGCATTTCCTAAAAGTTCGGGACTTTTTCTTACTTCCTTGTTGTAGTTTTCATGTTGTCTTTTAGCTTCTTCCGCCTTTTCAGCCATTTGCTTTAGACCGCTTCCTGCTTGTTGAAATAGACCTTGGGCGGATTCTAGAGCTTCTAAGTTTATCATGTTCTTAGTAGCTCCTTCTGTCTTTTTGGCTTCCGCTACTAACATATCAAGTCCACTTACTACGCTTTGTAAAACAGGAGTTACCTGGTTGTACATAATTATTGTTGTTTCTAAGCTCAACTATCTCACCCCTTTATCTGACTTTACTTTTTAATCTTTTTTGTACTTCTTTATCGTCCTCGTACTTGCAGGATAGCATTGCAATATAAAAGGACTGTTTTCCAACAGTCCATGATAAAAATTCCTCGGGTCTTATATTGCCCTTAGTTTCCCAAAATATCACATATGCTTGGGAGGTCAGCAAGTCCTCCCTTATTAGTTTTTTGCTTTATTGATTAGCTCTTTGTAGTCAGCTACTAGTCCTTGCTCTCTTACGAGTTTGTCTCCTAGTTTTTCATACTCTCTTCCTTCCAACATTGCATTTAAAAGTTGACCTGCACTTGAAACCTTATAGCTATCTTGTAGTGCTTTGTCATTTAGATTTGGGAAGATGATACTTCTTAGGATAGTTTCTCTTGCCATCTTTGATGTGGTTACTTTGATGTTCCCATTCTGATCTGTTTCGTATCCTTTTTCTTTTAGCTCAGAGATTTCTTTGGCTTCCAGAAGTCTAAAAACGAAAGGGATTGTATTCCCTTCTTTGTCTTTAAATCTATCACTGGCTTGGATCTCGATTTCAGTTCTTTTGGCTTCTACATTTTCTCTAAAAAATACATTTAGGTTGTTTCTATCCATTTTCTTATCTCTCCTCAAAGTTTTCAAAAGTTCCAGAGATGTCTTCTTCAAGTTCAGAAACTTCGACATCTAGTTGAAATATTGTTGTCGTTTCTAGGTAGCAATTCTTTAGAATTACTGTGTCACTTCCCTGTGCAAAGTTAGGATCATCTTGCGTTAGTATAATGTCGATTGGTGTTTCTTTTCTTTCGTGCATATATCTTTTGGCGATTTTTCTAAAAGCCTTTGTGTGGGAGTACATTGTTGCTTCCCAAGTTCCTTTAGCATCTCCGCCTGTTGATAGATTTATAGGTGTACCTAGTCTTGGTATGTCCGTCCTATCGATATCAACTTTTGCAGTAATGTTCTTCAAAAAGAAAAGAGTTACCCTTTCTCCCTCGATGTCCGCTACTGCTTCTCCAAATCGACCATTTATCAAGTCTTCTCTTTCGAGAAATTTTTCTAGTGCCATTTGCTGCTCCTCCTTATTCTACGATTACTGATAGATATAGTTTCTTCATTGCTAAAACAGGGCAAACTGCAAACTCAGCATATACTGCATCCTTGTCTTCCCCAAAGTCCACGATTATGTCTTCCGCTTCAAAATCTCTTATAGCTCTAATGTTTTGTAGTTTGTTTGCGTGGTTTGTGAAGTCGTTCCACAAGATGCTTTGACCTGTCTTGTCGTTTAGTTCCTTGTCTAGATACAAAGTATTGAAAATTGTTGACCAGTCGTTGGCAATTTGATGAAGAACTCTTATGATTTGGTTCTTGCTGAAGTCTTTGTTCTTTGACTTTGAGAATTCTGTTAGTGAGTTTATGTCGTCTAAAACTCTTACTTCGTTGTCTACTTCGTGGAACACAAATTCTCCATTTCTTAGTACTGCGATTTGGTCTCTTGCCTTGTTGATTGGTTTTAGCTTTAGTTCTCCGTCGTAGATGTCGTTGCCAACTGTTCTATTAATTTCGCACCCTGCTTCTGCTCCTGCTACCCAGTAGACAATATCGCTTGGTAATTTTGACCCTTCTGCAGGTGTTGTTACATTGATAATTAATTCTGAGTTTTTCTTGAAGTTATAAACTACTCCTTGTAGGTATGCTCCTTCTTGGTTTACTCTTCTTTCAACGTATGAACAGTACAATTTCTTTACCGCTTCATCGTTTCCTGCGTAAGCTATAACGTTTATATATTTGCTTTCGATAAGGTCTAAAAACTTTTGGTGTTCTCCTACTGTTTCTTCCCCGTCTACTCCATTTGTTAGCTTATAGATTCCTATGTTTGTTTCTTTTGCAAACTTAGAAATGTTGAACTTGATGTATGGGTTTTCTTCGTTGAACTTTTCAATAGCTTCTTTTGTGTTGTCAATCGTTTCTAGAAGTGCTTTATAAGTTCCAATCCTTAACTCGATTTCTATCTTGTTTTCGTCATCGATTGAAATTGAAGTTCTTACCGTGAAGTCATTTCCTTTTGTTCCTGTGCACTTGGCTTCAATAAAATCATTTTTAGCCTTTTGACCATCTGCGTTTAGCCTATAAACGTATACTGTCTTTGCGTGTAGGAGGGCTTCCCTTAAAGGCATTAGTTCTTCATCCGTATATTGGTGTCCAAATAGAGCTAGCGAGTCTTTTTGTAGGTCAGCTGCTTCTACTGTTATAATCTTTTCTGCTGCTCCCCAGTCTAGGTTTATTGCTACTGCTAGGAACCCTCTTTCTCCAAAGATATTGGCAGGTCTAGCCTTTGAGGTAAAAGATACATAAGTTCCGCCGAGTTCTTTATTTTGGATTGGCGGGTTCCAAGTTCCACCACCGTATGCCATTATTTAACCACCTTTCTATTTAAAAAATCATTTAATAATTTTTCTGCTTCCTCTTTCGTGTATTCCTTTCCGTCTTCCAATACAACATACAATGCATCTAAGCTTCCAATTGGCTCTTTTGCATTTAAGAATTGTTCTTTAGTGAATTTAACATCCGCTTGTTTTGTTGCCATCGTAGTTCTCCAATCTTTTTAAATTTTCTATGTCTCTATCTTTTATTTTCTTGTTTGCTTCCGCTATGCGTTGGTCTTCTTGTTCTTGCTCTACTTTTCTCTGACCCTTTTCATAACTATCTCTGAATACTCTTTTACTTAGATTCTTCCTGTAGCTGTCGTTGCTTTGGTCTTCAGAGTTTATTTGCCTTTTTGTAGTTATGTTTTCGTCCAGGTGCTTCATGATGTTTTGGTCTTTTTCCTTTTCTAGTAGCACCTTGTATCTTGCTGTTATGACAATATCCCCGTCTACTATCTTCCCGCTTACTTCCGTAGCGGTAACTCCAATTTGCTTTAGCTGGATTTGCTCCAAAATAAATAAAAGGTCGAGCTTTATTTCCTCGAGGTTGTATCTGTCATTGTCGTCAGAAATGTAAACCACATTAATCACGTTATCTGTCAAAAAGAAATCATGCAGCTGCCTTAGTAGTTGGGTTTCGACTGTAAAAATAAAAAAACAAGGAGTTCTTATTCCTTCCGGACCGATTCCTTGTTTCCCTATCCTTGTTTCCTTCTTGACGTTTGGGTAGTGCTCGTCTAGTTTATCAATTATGCCTTGTAGTAAATTCATATCTATCACTCAAATAATAAGCCTTCATATTTGTCTAGGTGCTTCTGAATAATTTTATCCATGGCTTTTTCCATTTCTTTTTCCGATATAGTCATCATGAAGACTCCTTCCTTCCAGCCTATTGTTGCTCCGCCTGCTACTATCCTGTGTCCGTATTCAACATAGGGAGCATATTCTGTTGGGTTCAAAATCTCGATTTGATACCCTGTGCTGGTCTTTCTTACTCTCGATATATCCCAGGACAATCTTAGGTTACCTGTATCGACTGGTGTCCTCTTTGTAATCTTTCTTAGAGTCCTTAGTGCTATATCCTCTATGGCTTCTTCCATGATCTTGTCTAGCACCTTTTCAAACTTTACGAAGTTCTTCCTCAAATCTTCCAGCTCTCTCATATCGATTTTTATCATCCGATATCAACCTTCTTCAAAACATATCTTGTATGAGTTGTATGCATAGATGGTTGCTGCGACAATTGATACTTGTAGGTCTTCCCTATTGCTTTTCTAACTACAATGGTTGACCCCATTGGTATCTTTACATCGGGTAGGGTTGTTAGTACATCTTCTCTTCCGTACTTAACATATCCCGTTTCTTTGTCCTCGCTTGAAACTGTTTTAAAGGCTAGTAAGCAGATTTGATTATCTATAATCTTTTCTGTCTTGGTCATCTGCCTTTTTGTTTCTGGGTCTTTGTACTCCACTTCTGCGTAGGCATCGAATGTGTCCTCCATTAATATTTTGAGAGCTGCTGTGTATATGTCTTCTACTCCTACCATTTCATGCACCTGTACCTGCTGCAAAAGATTTCCAGTTTGTCATTGAACAAGTTATTCATCTTTTGCTTGTAGCCTTTCTTCTTTAAGTCCTTCTTGTCTTGCTCGCTTGTATCTCCAAATTCGACTGATGTATTTTCTATTGTGACTGACTTTGGAGTTCTTCCTTCTGCTGGTGTCTTGGCATCGATTATATCTCCGACTTCCAAACTGTTTAAAATTGCTTTTATTGCCATTAAGTATTCTATGGTCATGTCAGCTTCTTCTGGAAAGTCTTCCCTATAACATGCCCACCTTAAAATGTCTAAAACCTCAACTTCCAGGAACTCTAAGACTTGGGAGTCGATTTCTTCTCCTCCCAAATATCTTATAATTCCGTTTATCCTATCGAGTTTTATCATTTTACTGTCGCTACGAATACTTGATTACAAGCTTCGAAGGATGGGATTGCTCTTGCAACTGATTTTGTGATTCTCGCTACTGGGTCTACTCTTCTGTAGATTACAGATGTAATAAAATCTTGGTTCCTTACTTCTAGGTTTGATACAGCTGGTAGTTCCACTTCTTCTGCAGTTAGTCCAAAGTTTGTATTACCTAGTTTTGTTTCTGGCATTAGAATAACTGTGTTTGGTCTAATAAGTGGAGTTACTGTTCCGTCCGCTAGTCTATATTTTTCGTTATAAACTGCGATTGTTGGTAGGTCTCTTTGAGTTAAAAAGTCGTTTAGGTTTGTTAGGCTTGGAACGATTGAAGCGTTCACTCCGTAGATTCCTTTTCTTACCGCTTCTGAGTTTAGAAGTAGTCTTGAAGTGGCTTTGTCCATTAGCATTCTTGTTGGGTTGATTCCTGTATCGTTTACGATTGTGTCCACCCATTTATCAAGATTTTCTAGTGGGTTTGCTGTTGCTTCTGTCCATCTAGAAGTAGTCTTTAGAGTTTCTTGGTGTGATGCTGGCATGTGGTAGTCGATTACTCCCTTTACACCGTTTTCGTCTAGAGTTAGTTTTCCTGTTTGTAGGATTTCAAATCTCATCATGTTGATTCTCTTATAAACTGACTCGATTGTTAGGTCAACGTCGTTAAAAATCTTGTTTAGGACTTCTTGTTCTTCTGCAGTTGTTCTTGGGTTTTGAAGCTTAACAATTTCATCTTCTGTGATGTACTTTGAGTCTTTGATTAAAAGCATGTCTAAGATGTTCTTTGCTAGGCCTGGTCTTCCGGATAGTTTAGTGTTTGTATCTGGAGAATAAACTTCTGCTGTGACTGGTTGTTGGTTGCCGCCTACGATATATTCGATTTTTAAATCGTTTGTCTTAACATTTGGAAATAAAAGGTTTCCGATGTTATTTTCTTCTTGCTTTGTTCTTGCGTACTCTCTTAGGTCAAGGTTCCCCTCGCTCAAGTTTAAAATCGCATTAGTAAGTTCTTGTGGCATTTATTTTCCTCCTCTTATTTTACTAGCTTAATTTCTGGCATCTTGGCTTCTGCGTTGATTGCTTCTGGTAGCTTATCTTCGTACACATAACCTTCGATTAGTAGTGGTGCTTCCATATCTGATTCTGTTACGTCGATGTCGTATAAAATAATGCCCTTTGCTGTTGCATCATTTTTTGGATATACTGTTCCTGCTTTTACGATGTTTCTTCCTGCTACTTCTTTTCCGCTGCCCTTTTTTAGTGTAACTGTCATAGCTACATATGGGTCTGCGTATGCTAAAATATTTGTTTTAGCTTCAAATGATAAATTTTTGCTTAACATTTTTACCTCCTGTTATCCCCATGGATTAAAATCTTTTGTATCTGCTTCTCTCTCGATTACTGTGTCAAATAAACCTTTAGGCTTTTCTGGATTGTCTCCAGGGATTCTTGGGTTCCCGCCTTTGATTTTCGTTTCCTTGAAAAGAGATTTTAGTGTCTCGTCTTCCTTTAATGTATTGAGCTGCTCGTCGATTCCTATTAGCTTGTCGTCCTCGTACTTGATGTTTTCTCCGTCTAGTAGTTTTCTGACTACGCTTATGTTGTTTACCTTCTGGCCATATAGATATTCTGTGATTGCATTATCTTTTCTTACAGCCTTTAGTTTTTCTTCAGCTGCTTCTCTATCTTTTTTGTTTTCTTCCTTCAGCTTATTGATTTCAGCTTCAAGCTCTTCTTTGTTGCCGCTATGTTTTTTTAAGCCTTCGATTTGCTTGTCTCTCTTTTTGATGTCTTCACTTAAATTATCTAGGTTGTCTTTTACTTCCTTGTATCTGTAATTAGGCACATAGTCCTTGTTTACTTCTTCAAGTATCTTGTCGGCTTTCTCGTCTTCAATTCCAAGTTCCAGTAATCTTTCTTTAGTTAACATTTTGTCCTCCTATTTTCGCATAGTTGCTATTCAGCATTTTACAGTTGCTTAACTTCTTCAAGTTATTTTTCCCCGCCCCTTAGTGCAAAATATATAACTTGTCGCACTTCCCACTTTGACCATAAAAAATAATCGTTTGGATTTGCGTGTGTTTTTCGCACGATTTCCTCACGATTATTTCTCTTTCTTCTTCCAAACAAAAAGCACACCAACTCGAATGTTAGCGTGCTTTATTTCTTTTTTTATTCCTCTACTATTTCAAATAATTCTGGCGGATATAAATAATCTTCCTCTTCTTCGTCAATTATTCTATACCAACCTTTCTCTATACTTAAAACATCATATATTTTATCTTTTATCATGTAGACCGGGTCCGTTTCTCCAATATACTTAACTTTCATCTTCAAACCACCTTTTGACTTTCATTTTTATTCTTCCAGTTTGTTTTGACTCGAACCAGTGTAGTTCGCATTTTGCTGGTTTCCCCTTAAAATCTACGAAACCTTCCCCTCTGACTTTTTTCCAGTCGTTAGGTTTGTTTTTATATTGTTTTGCTAGGTGGTTGGCTACCTTAACCTTTTTGTTTGAATTTCCTCCTGCAAATACAACTATTTTTGTGATTTTTGTTCCTTGGGTTAGCTTGGTATAACTTCCATCTGGTAACTTAACTGTATCTCTGAACCCTGCCGCACTTAAACTTCTAGGTATTATTATTTCATTACCATTATACCCTCCAATTGTGTTAGTATCAATGTTTTTCACAAACTTTTCGTGCCATTTTTTATAGGTCATATCCAGTACTGTTGTAGACTTACCTGTTCTTATATCTCTTGCTGCTCTTCTTTCTACAATCTCATCTTGGATGTCGTCATCAAAATATGGTATTGTTGTCGACCTGCAGTATATGTGGAAGGGTGGAGCTGTTATTCCTACCTCGTAGTCCTTAACATTAAAAACTTTTCCGTCTAGTCCTCGGCATATTTCTGTGGTCCTTGTATCAAGTGTTGCCAAAATCTCATACTTTTCTACTCCCATTTGTTTGAACATTGACTTCCTGGAGCTTGCGTGTATGGCTGCCGATTCTGTTTGAACCAGTCTTTTTGCATTTGACTTGCTGACATCTAGTTCGTGTGAAATCTCGGCGGATATTTTATCTGGACTCCTTCCGGTTATAAGCCCTTGTCTTAGGTTGGTATCAAGGGTGCTTAGAAGTTTATCCTTCCTGGTCCATATTCTGTCCGAGAAGTTTTTCCCGTCGTTGGCCCATGAAGTGTTTAGCACTTCCTCTACGAAGCTTGGCGATAATTTGTTTATCTGCTCGTACCCCGTTATCCTTTGTAGTTCGTATAGATCTTCGTAGTAGCTGTTGGTGTATTGGTTCGATAAATGTGCAAATAATTTTTGCTGCTCCTTATTTAGCAGTACAGCCACATTTGATTTTAGGGATAGCTGCATGGCCTGGAGTCTTGATATCCTTACTCTTCTTGAAGCTATATCGAGTTCCCTCTCCAGGTCCGGTGTTATAAAACCTTCTGAAGCGTTTTTAAAATCCGATAAATTGTTCTTGAAACCTTTAATTTCTTTCTTGTTTAAAAGTTTCTTGGCTTCACTCATGCTTACTTCGTCCATGCTACTTAGTATGCCTACTATGTCTCTATCGATGTTTTCTGCTGCCCCTTTGTACATTCTGAAAATTTCAGCTACATATTTATCATTGCTGTCAAAAACATCTTTTGTGGATTTGAGAAATCTATTCTTCCAGTACTCCGTCATAGTCCGACTCCTCTTTCATCTCTTTGGCTACTTGCTTTTCTTCCTCAGCTATATCTTCAACCCATGGGTGGTTCCTCATGATAGTCCTATTTGAGATTACTCCGATTGACCTTTGAGCGTTTTCTATTGTTGCTGTCTCGTTGATTAAAATGTTTCTGTCAAAAGTAAATTTGACATCTTGGTGGTCGTAACCCTTGTAGAAATTATAAAAATATAAAAGTATATCTAGGCTGACCTTGTATTCTGTTTCCATCTCGTTGGCATCTAGGTCGATGTTGGTGTAAAGAGATTGAATGGTCATCTGGTTTACTGCCTTTTGGAATAGCTCGGAGTTTGTGTCTACTCCTCTTCCAACTTCTATAATGGACCTTATAAGAATTTCTAGGACTGTCTCGTAGTTGGTTATGTCTATGTCTACGCTTAGGGTCGATACATCTGCGTTGCCTGTTTGTGGGTTAGAAGAAAAAGCAATAATTCCGCTACGGTTTATTTCCCTTCTTATCCTCTTTAGGTCTTGCTCGTTATGACCGCCTATGTTTTTTAATACCAGGATTGTATTCCTGGAGTCCTCGTCCATTGAGTCCATGAACCTTGAGAGGATTGAGTTGATAGCATCTTGCAAAGCCTTCACTCTATTTAGTAGTGGCTGCTCCTGCTCGTCCATCCTAAAATAAATTAGAGGAATTCTTCCCCAGTTGCCTATCTCGTCTCCTATCATAAAATAAGGTTCTTGTTCTCTTAGGACTAGCTCCCCATTTACTTCCTCGTATCTATCTATCCCCCACATGTGGTAGTATTCCACTATTGCTGTTTCGTGGTCTTCGTAGTCTACTGTCTTGTAAAATCTGATAAAGCCCTGGAGCCATGTGTGGAGCTTATCTTCCCAAATCGGTATAATCTCTAAAGGGTCAAACTTCATAAGTTTGAAGTTTCCTTCCTTGTCAATGTATGGGTAGACGTACCCCATGTTTGCTAGGAGTGAGTCTCTTCCAACTGACTTTATAAGTTTGTGGAATTTAAAATCAAAAAGTTCTTGCTGCAGCTTTTCCTGGTAGCTTTTGTTCTCGCTACTTACTCCAATCGGTCTAGTGAGTAGATAGTTCTTTTTCTGGTCTACTAGGACTGCGTATTGGTTTCTCATGATTTTATTATTTGGGAGGTTTTCTATAACTTCTCTCGTTCCTTTTACCTCTCCAATCCCTAGTCTTTTCTTGTATAGGATTTCTTGTTTGTTGTTGTAGTATTCGTAGCTGGTTACTATTTCTTCGTAGTCCTTGCTACTCCTATAATCATTTAAAATTTTATTTATTATCTTGGCCGATAGGTTATCCAAAGTATAGGCCTCCTTCGTTTATAATGTTTTCCGCTACTCCTGTTGTTGCATCTTGAGCATCGTCGTGAAGGTTTTTCCCTTCCTTCTGGTACTCTTTCATGCTGATAAAATATTCGCTCCACCTGTTATGCCAGTTTTCTGGGTAGTAGATGTGCTCCATTATCCAGGTAGCGTTGGATAGTATCCTTGCGTTCTTGTTGTTTGATTGGTGGAAGGTGTTTATAACTGTCCTAAAGTTGCCATATTCTTTACAGTGACTTTCTACCTGTCTTGCAAAACCTCGGCCACCGTTATTACCTTCTATGAGTGCTGTGTTTACTTGATAATCTGTCAGCCTTCTTGCTACTTCTTTTTCCGTTATCTCCATGTGGTCCTTGGTGTAATAAACATCTAGTATATAAGCTTCCCTGTTTAAAACTCCGTATATTATGTTGCACAGGTAGTCTTCCCCTGTATCGGCTGTATCGCAGTAGCTCCTAATTTCTGTGAACTTGTATCTGCCAAACATATCAACTGGTATCGTGTCGTATGTCTTAAAGTTTTTGTATAAAGTTCCCTTGATATCTATTGGTTCTTGCTGGTAGTTAGCATTTGCTATCTCCGGACTCATGGCCTTGGTCTTAATTTCAAAGGACTTTTTGTTTAGTATCTCGTCGCATAGCATGCTCCCATCTTCCTGGACTGCCTTATAATTTATGTGCTGGTAGGGTGTTTCATTCTCCTTGCAAAAGTTTATAAGTCTTCCGGCTAGGTCTTTAGTGGACCACCTTGTCATTACTACGATTATTTTCCAGTCATTTCCTTCTAACCTTGATAGGATTGTATCTGTGAACCAGGACCATTGTTTGTCTAGAGTTAGGGTGTTGTTTGCTTCCATTGAGTTTTTTATCAAGTCGTCTATTACCAGTATGTCTGCTCCAAATCCTGTAGAAGTTCCCCCTGGTGATGTAGCTAGGTAGTTGTTGTTCCCATCTTCTAGGGACCACTGGTTTATTGCTCCGTCTCCGTATTTGATTTTTGTGTTTGGGAATATGTCGGAGAATGTAACCGCTCTAGGGTTTTCTTCCGCTATGGAGTTCCTTATTTGCTTCGAGAAGTTTGTTGATAGTAGGTCGTTGTATGCTCCTATCATTATCTTTAGCTTGTTGTTGTTCCCAAGTATCCACTGTACAAAGTGATTAATAGAAAAAGTCTTCCCGTGTCTCGGTGGCATGTTTATAATAAGCACCTGGTCCTTCGAGTTGTAGAAGTTTTCTAGTCTAGTGCAGACGTCTTTTAGATAGTGCCTTGTCTCCGTATAGAACTGTGGACTTTTTAACCTGCAAAAATAATAGAAGTTCTTCCTGGCATTGATAATTGATGCCCTATGCCTTAGTTGTCTTTTTTCTTCTTGCGTTAGTTTATTTAAGACATTACTCATTGTCCTCGCCTAGTGCTTCTATTAGTTTTTCCAGTTCGCTGCTCGATAGTTTTTCTAGTGGGTCGTTTTGAACTTTGAGTTCTCCCTCTAGTACCTGGTGCCTTCTGTCTCTCCACTCGTATGGCTTCCTGTTCTTAAGCCAGAATATAATTGCAGTTGTATCTGGTGGTATTTGCTTCTTTACAACTTCTTTTTTTGTAGTAACCTTACCGTCCACTTCTTGGTAGTATACTTTCTCTTCCGTTACTTCCATTCCCATGGCTCTTTTGAGTAGTGAGTTCTCTACTTCAAAGTCTACAACTTCCTTCCCCTTCTTTAGGGCAGCCATTATAGTTGGGAACTTGTTTTTCCACTCTTTTAATGTCGAGTATGCTATTCCCATATTCTTTGCTACCTGTTCTTCGGTCAGTCCGTCTCTTGCCCAGGCTTCTATTTTTGTCAGACCATCTTCTTCTAGCCACTCATGGAACTTACCTTTTCTTCCTCCTTTTTTTGTCGTCATTTGATCATTCCTTTTCTAATAATAAAAAAAGAAGCGATGTTCTCGCTTCCTGATTCTTGTATAAACTAAATTGAATTTTTATAGATTTTTTAAGGGTGCCTATGGAGGTGTAAATTATTGTAGAAATCTATTTTAATGGTTATCCGTTAATGGTTACATAATAAGGTAGGTTTGTTAATTGGCAATTTATATTCCTGGCTACCCTTATTAAATCTATTCTGTCTTTCAACTTGTACTCTATTTATTTATTAGCTCCGCCTTTTTGCCTGTGAACTTTTCCCACCTGTGAATTATTACGTCTACGTATACTGGGTCTAGTTCTACTAGCCTTGCTTTTCTTCCTGTTTGCTCGGCGGCTATTAGTGTGGTTCCACTTCCTCCAAATAAATCTAGGACTATTTCTCCCTTCTTGCTGGAGTTCTTTATTTGCTTTGCTATTAGTGGGACTGGTTTCATTGTTGGGTGTAGTGGATTGGTTGACGGTTTGGCTTCTCTTAGAATTGTCGTTCCGTCTTCCCTAAGTTTTAGTAAAAGTTCAGCGTAGTCTCTTAGCTCTTCCTTTGTCATCTTTGATAAGTTTGGCTCATCGTCAAATGTGGTAGTGTTTGTAAAATCATTTATAAAGTAGTGTGCTGCTCCTGGCTTCCAACC